TCTACCTTAAACTCTACTAATTCTTGAACCAGTTAAATCGAACATTAATAATTCAAATCGTTTTTGTTGTTCTATAGATAAGTCCATTTCATTCGTTGTTCTATATTCGTGAATAAGATGGGTAATTTCGTCAATTAATTCATCTAATATTTGTTTTTGGTCGTTAGCAGGAACATTAGTAATAATGTTTTCTAATTCATCTAATAAATCATCAATCATTTTTGATGTAATCTCCATTTCGCCAATTTCACTTTTAAGTTCGTTCATTTATAATAAAATTATTATTGTTTTAAACAAATATATTAAGTTATAATAAATTGATTTTTTTATAAACAATTTTATTTAAAAATTATAGGTTTGTTATTATGAGAGGATGGATTTATATGGTTTATAATGATGATGTTGAAGACTTTTATATCGGTAGTAGTAAAAATATAATTAATAGAAAATCCCATCATAAAAATAAGTATAATGGATGGATTGATGGAAAATATAAAAATTTTCATCCTATTTTATATGAATATATAAAATCAAATGGTGGTATTGATAATTGGAAGTTTTATATATTAGAAGAAAACGAATTTAATAATAAAAAAGATTTAAGAATTAGAGAACAATATTATCTTAATAAAGTTTGTCCCTCATTAAATCAAAATAATAGTTATGAAAGCAAAGAAGAAAGAAAAGAAAGAGCCGATAATGCTGCTAAAGAACATTACCAGAAAAATAAAGGTGATAAAGTTAAATGTGTATGTGGAATTGAAATAATAGAGAGAGGTATGAAAAAACATCTTACATCCAAAAAACATCTAAAATATATAGCAAATATCGTAAGTGAATAATTAAAAATGTATATCTATTATATTAACAACATTTAAAATACATAATCTAAAGTATTTTTTAAATATAAATCATAATCTAAATTCATAACACATTTTAAAATCCAAAATCTAAAGTATTTTTTAAATATAAAACCAAATCTATTATACTAACCCAATTTTAAAATCAAGTTAATACAACACTTTAATTTATAATAACATAATCAATACATAACACACATAAATTTTAAAATTTCTTCAGTAAATGTCGTTTCCTCGGTGATTTTAACTTAAAATGTGATTTTAACTGGATTTTAAAATCTATTTACCATAATAGATTTGGATTTTTTCACATTTAAATCTAATTTCAAGAGAAAACCCAAGAGAATTTCTTAAAATTTCCTTTAATTTCGTTAAAATCAACGAAAAATGACGATATTTTACCTTTATTTCCGTTAAAACGAGTTTAAAACAGCAAAAACGATGTTTAAAATTGGTTATTTTGGATAATTTGGTTAAAATATATGTAGAATTCTACATATATTTCGGTTATCAAAAGTCAAATATAGGTATATACCTTTATTTACACTTTTATTCACATCTAAATTCTAAATTTTTGATATTATTATCATATAATAAAATACTTCTGTGTATAACTTTTCCAACAAAACTATAATTTTTATCGCCATTAAACCATTTATAAACATTATGTCCGTAAATATCAACTCTTTCAAATTCCAATTCATACATTAATTCGTCTTTCATATCAAATCCATATATTTGATTATTTAAATCATCTGTTCTATAAATGATATAGTTTTCTCCTTCACATCTACACATTTCATAAGTATTAGATATATTATTAAGTCCGTTTAATTTTTTTTTGTGAAATGTTGTAAAATATTCATCATTATTAATCACTTGATTATACATATCAATAGGACTACAATAATCTATTAAAGTATATTCAATAATATCTTTTGGTAATCCAGTTGATTTAGTTAATAATTCTATATATTTTTTCTTATAATCAGTTAAACGAACAATCATTTTACAATATTCATTAGTTCGGTTTTCATCATTTTTATCAATAAAATTAGTCATATTCATAACATTACTAAATGTTCTTATTTGATTGTCAATATAATCATTAATACTACTATTATGATACAAATTATAAAATATTGTAAAAGTATTCATATGTAAATTATAACAATATTTATATTCGTCTATGTCATTACAATCACAATTACACTCGAAATCACACACACATTTACATCCACAAGTATAATCATTTGAATTCATTATAAGCAAGTAATATTTTTATTTCTTTAGTAAATATTTTTTTTTATAAATCATTTTTTATTTTCTAAATTTTCCCCTCCTAAAAACATTTATTTATAAAAATAAATATTATTTTTTCTAAAATTACAATTTTTACCAACAAATACAAGTAATTTTCCTTTAAAATTTCATTTTTTAGAAATAATATTTTTTCTAATGGAGAAGGGAGTAATATATTTAAAAGTTATTACTATATAAAAATATATATATATATATATAGAGAAACCCAACTTAAAATTAACCTCCCTCTCCTCTCCAAAAATTAAAAAAACTTTTCCCAACTTCAAAAATGAAATCCCCTCCCCTCCTAAAAAATATTATTTATAAAAATAATATTTGATTTTATAAATTTTAATTTGGTATGTTTGAATAATACCGATGAAATTATCAACTAATTATATATAGTTTTTAACCATCAAAAGTCAAACATAACCACTTACCCATATTTGATATTTTTTATTATCGTGTGGGAATTCTATAGATATATTTAAATTCTTCTGGTTGTAATAATCTTGATGGTGCTCTTTCTAATTTAAAGTTTGACTTATACCAGCCGGGAATACCGCTTCGTTCTTCTGTTAATTCTTTTGATGCTGTTAATTGAATTCTTGGTGGAACTGGGATTGGTTTATCATCAATACCTCTATAACCCGTTGTCATTTTAACAACTTCTGTTAATGATTGTAATGTTTGTGGGTCATTTCTAATACTTGCTGGTAAATTCTTAATAGCATTAGATACGATTGTAGGAACTGGGGAAAATAACAAAGATAAATCTTTAGTTGCTTTAGTGCCAAAGGTTTCTAAACTTTTTAACATTTCTATTTGGACTTGTTTAGTAAATTTTGTATTGTTTTCATTATTATCTATTATTGCTTGTGCCAAGCTATTAATAATATCTTGTAATTTACCAGTTTGTATTTCAATTTGTCTAACATCTGGAGCAGCCACATTAACATTAACAATAGGTGCTACTTGTCTGTTTTGTTGGTCTATGGCATTTGCCAATTGTTGTTCTATAGGTGCTACTTGTTTGTTTTGTTGGTCTATAGCAGTTGCCAATCGTTGTTCTATAGGAGCAGTTGCTTCTCGTGCGGTTTGTTGTTGTCTCATAGATGCTTGTTGTTCTGGTGTTCTTGGTTGGCCGAAAAACATCCTTGATGCTAAAGACCCGACACCTCTCATCGCGTTTGCTATTTGATTTGAATATGCGACGGGTTCATTTATAGCATTTATATTATTATTTTGTGCTTGTTGTCTATCAACTGGTTGTGAAACATCTTCAAATGGTATCATTTCTAATGGTGTTAATTCTTCTTCGGTTAGTGGTAATTCGTATTGTCTATCTGTATAATCTATTGGTGCTGGTGGTAAATCACCATATTTTTGTTCTATTGGCGGGGCTAATTCTGGTGCTTGTTCTTCTGGTAATGGTTCTGCTAAAATTTCTTTTAATTCTTTTATTGTGGGTGGTGTATAGTTTTTATTATATACTCTATAATCATTTAACATTTGAGTTATTGTTTTAAGTGATACATCGTCGGTTGCTTCGCCACTATATATAATTTTACGAACTGGTGAAAGTAATGTGAGGAATGCCTTAACTGCTTCATTAAATGGTCTTGACATTAAATCATCATATACAGCACCTTGTTCTATTGCTGTAAAAAAAGTTTCAACATTATCAGCAGTAATATTCCAATTTAATTTTTCAAATTGCGAATTTAATTCTTTATTAATAAGGTCAATTTCAGTCTCTTGTGAAATTTCTTGTGGTAAAGGTGGTAATTGGTCGTCTAAACCAAATTCTTCTTTATTATCTTGTTCGTTCTTACTTTCAACAAAATTATGGACGATAGCATCTTCATCTGCCATTTTCTGTGAAAGTAATGCTTCTTGTGTTGTTGATATAGGAAGATTACTATTAATAAATCCAATATCTTTACTTAATTTATCCGCACTTTCGCCAATATTTTGAGTATTACTAATACTACTTGGTGCCATATTTCCGCTTGGTGGTGGATTTGGTAAAGAATAAGGTTTGTTGCTTATTTGTGGTGTTGATGGCATAGAAGGAGGGGGTGATTTTAAATCATAAATAGAAAACCCAGACAAAGAAGAAGAAGTTGATGGTGCTGGTGATGGTGGTATATTTAAAGGTGTTTCTGCGGTATATTTTGATGTTATTAGTTTTTTAAGTTCAGTATCGTCAGCTGAAAAATTAAAATTAGCGGGGTTCATATATATATATTTATCTTCAAAATTGATATATTGAGAATTCCAAACACTAACTAATGATGATAATATTGATAGTTTTGCTTTGTCTATTAATTTAATTTTCATGCTTTCTTTTGTTTCATTTTTTGATGTAGGTAAAGCATTATCAAAAACTCCTCTCTCTATTGCTGATAAATAATTACCCAGACTTTCCATCAATCTGTCTTTTTCTGTGCCTGGTTTAAGTAAAGAATATATATTACCAGCCCCTTGTTTTATTAGGTCAAACTCTCTTTCAACATCATCATTAAATTCCCATTCTCCCGTGGTCGTGTTTAATTTACCTTTTTCTGTTTTTTTTGGTTTATTTTGTTTTTTTAACGAGAGTTCTTGTTGAAGTGTTAATTTAGGTTCTTCAATTATAGGTAATATTGGTGGAGGAAGGGAGTTATACCAGTCAATATATTCAGTAGTTAATCCTATTTCGCTTATAACTTTAGCAAGAACTTGTGGTTTTGAATAACTAATATTTTTACGAATAAAAGCATCATTAGCATATTGCGGAAATTTTTCTTTTAAAAATTTAATAACTCTTTTTTGACTAAATTCTTCATAAGCACCTCCATAATATTCACTACCATCACCTCCACCAGAATATTCACCACCAGAATAATGAACTCCTCCAGAATAACTTCCTCCAGTATATCTAACATCTTTATAATTAGAACCACCATAATACGGACTTACCATCATTCCATATGGACTATCTCCTTGTAAATAGGCACCACCAGAATAGGCACCACCAGAATAAACACCACCAGAATAATGAGGGCCTCCTCCAAGCATTCCATACTGATTAGTTAAATTATTGTTTGCTATATATTTAACGGGCATTATAAATAATTTAATGTATATTAATTTATATATTTAAATTATATTATTATTATAAATATATAATTTTATTTTTTTTTTAAAATTGATTTTATAAAAAAATAATTTTTAAAAATAAAAAAAATAACAAAAAAAATAACAAAATGGTTAAAGTTAGAATTAATCCGTTGTTTTTAGACGAATTTAAGGGGTTAATTGAAACTATACCAAAAAAAGATTATAAAGAAAAGAATGAAAGTAAAAATATACAAGAAAATAAAAATAATGACGAATTCAAAGACTGGAAATATGAATATTGTAATTCTACGCGAAAATATTATAAATATCCTATCTTTATTTTTACATTAACTGATACTGTTATTGAGGTATTAACAAAGATTTTTGGTAAATGTAATAAACAATCATTATGGTATAAGAAAGAAGATAATTTAGATAAGGTTAATATTGATGTTGATGAAACTGATATGACACAAAATAAATATACAATTTATGTTATTTCAAAAGGAAGATGGATGTATAATTATACAATCAAATCATTAATTAAGATAGGTATTACTAATTATAAACTTGTTATTGAAGAAGAAGAATTAGACCAATATATAAATAGTGGAATTGATGTTAATAAGATTATTTGTTTTAATAATACAATTAAAAATAATAGTGGAATACCAGTTCGTAATTTTGTTTGGGAACATTCAATTTTAAATAAAGAGACAAGGCACTGGATATTAGACGATAATATTGATGGGTTTTTTAGATGGAATAGAAACAAAAGAGAATTAGTAAATTCACCTTATACATTTAGACAAATTGAAGATTATACAGATACAAAAAAGAATGTTATGATTTGTGGTATGAATTATTTTTGTTTTAATCCTAATATTGATTATACAAGAAAAATTTTTATTAAGAATACGCGAATTTATAGTTGTATTTTACTAAATAATTTTATACCTAAATTAGATGAAAAATGGAGAGGTATTTTTAATGAGGATACAGATTTATCATTAAGAATATTAAAATTAGGATATGGAACATTATTATTTAATAATTATTTATGTGGTAAAAAAACAACTGGAACTATGAATGGAGGAAATAAATTATTATATGATAATTTTACACAAGAAGGATACAGACAAAAAACCCAATCATTAATAGACCAACATCCAAATTTAGTAAGTTTTTGTAAAAGATATAAAAAAGAATTTCACCATATTGTTAATTATAAACCATTCATTAATAATAAATTAATATAAATGTTAAAATAATAAAATATAAAATGAGTGATTTAAAAACTTATAATCTTAATGAATTGTATAAATTTATACGAGATAATAAATTAAATATCAAAGGATATAAATATTTACCAAAACAAAGTTTAATAAATTCAATCAAACAGACAGAGATGTATAAAACACATTTTGGGGGTAAAAAACCTCTTGAAGATGATGAAGATTTTAAACCATTATCTATAGATAAAGATACAAGTGATGAAATAAAAATAGAAAAAAAAGAAGAAGAAAAAGAAAAAGTAGAAGAAAAAGTAGAAGAAAAAGTAGAAGAAGAAGACGAGGATGAAATATCAACAACAACAATATCTTATGATAATAAAGGCAATATGATTATTTTAACTTTTGTGCCAAAACATTTATTAAAATAACTAAACCGAATTAAACTATAAAAATTTATATATAATTATATATAAATTTCATTCATCAAAAGTCAAACATAACCACTTATATATATTTACACTTTTTATTATAATAAATCATAAATTAATCTTATAAAATAATCACTTGAATAATCTTCATTACCTTTAAACAAAGAATTAAATTCTTGATTTGATAAGTGTTTTAATGTTAATCTTACCACGGCATAACATCCACAAGTTTGTATATCTTCACTATCTTCTTGTAATCGTGTTGTATTACTAATAACTTTTTCACCATTTATTAATTTTGTTAAATATGGAGGTAAAATTTCGAGATGTTTTTTTGCTCTAAATTTATTAACATCTTTTAACATACTATCACATTTCCAACCAAGACTATCATAAAAATTTAATGTATTATTTGTATCTCTAAACATACAAACCCAGTGCCCGTTTGTTGGTTCATAATTATACAATAATATAAATTGTTTATTTTCACCTAATATTTCATCTATTGACTTATATTCATTAAGTTTAGAATATGGTGTCATTATACAAGAACCATTTAATTTATCTATTAATTCATCTCCAGATGTTTGATTTTCGATTTCACCTTCCAATTTCTTTTCCAAACCATCATAATCAGTCATTTATAAATATAAATTGTTTATATTTATATTAATATTTATTTGGAGGAGAAGGGAGTAATATATTTAAAAGTTATTATATAGAATAATATATATATATATATATAGAGAAACCCAACTTAAAAATTCCATCCCCACCCCTCCCTATTTATAAAAACATTATTTATAAAAATGTTGATTAACTTGTATAATTTTAATTTGGTATGTTTGAATAATAAATAATAAATTTACATCTAATTCTACATAATTTTTAACAATCAAAAGTCAAACATAACCAGATACCTTATTTATCATTTTTATTAAGAATTATTATTATTTTTTTAGAAATAATATTTTTTCTAATGGAGAAGGGAGTATATATTCTAAAAGTTATTATATAGTAAAATATATATATATATATATATATATATAGAAACCCAACTAAAAAATTACCTCCCTCTCCTCTCTACTATTTATAAAAAATAATATTTGATATATAATTTTAATTTGATATGTTTGAATAATAACGATGAAATTATCAACTAATTATATATAGTTTTTAACCATCAAAAGTCAAATATAACCAGATACCTTATTTATCATTTTTATTAAGAATTATGGAATAAATAATTTGCTTTCTGTTAAACAATATATTGGATATGTTTTACTTATAAATATCCACCTATCTTCAACATCAAATACTTTTTTTATTTGTTCTTTTGAAAATCCCATATAATTAGATAAATATTTTTTGATATTGTTTTTACCAGCAGATTTAGGATATACAACAATAGCAGTTGCTTCATTTAATATTCGTCGTGTATCCTTATAATTTGTAATTAAATGTGATGTTATCACCATTTTGGTGTCTGTATGTCTTCCGCGCTCTAATATAATATCTCTTAAATTATTCAAGACTTTTAAAAGAGATTTATCTGCGATGGTTTCACAATCATCAAATATTACAAAACTATCTTTTAAATCGTCTAATGTTAAATCTGCTAAATCTTGAACTGCTTCCATATCTGCCCTAACTAATGGCAATCCTTCTAAACTTGGGTCTTCTTCAACTGGTGAAAAGAAAAATAAAGGTTGATGTTTATAAAATGTTAAAGCATTATTTAACCATTTATTAACAAACCAAGATTTACCACTTCCAGATGGCCCTGCCACATATAAAACACTTCTTAATGTTGTATCAATTAAAGGAATTATTTTATCTTCTTTACTCTCAACTTCTAATACTGGATTTTGTAATTTAGGGGTAAGGTCAATATATATATTAGCATTCTTACCAGTTTTTTTCTTAATAGTTGCTACTAATTTATTCTTATCGCCATTACTCTTTGGTTGAAAGGTAAAAGACATAATAAATTGTAATTTAGATATAGTAATATTAAATATTTAAAATATTATAAAAATATAATATTACTATATCTAAAGTATGAGTTATTATGGCGGTGCTGGTTTGGCATTAACTGCTGCTGGTAAGGCAAAAATGAATGCGGCACAAAAGAAAGAAAGAGCGGCACATAATAGAAAGGTTAGATTGGAAAAAAAACAAGCTAAAATAGACGAACAAATTGCTAAATATTCTTTAGCAGAACAAGCGGCGCACGCTGAATATATGAAAGTTAAAGCTGCCCGTGCTGCTAAGTCTGCTGCTACAAGGGCACGAAATAAGGCTTTAGGTATTACAAGTAAAAGAACACTTGCCGCCCGTGTAAGACGAGGAGCGGCTTTAGATTAAACTATAATAAATAAATATAATAAATAAATAATATAAATAATATAATTTTTATATTATAAATGAGTTATTACGGTGGTTCAATTTCTGGAGGAAAATCGGCATATTATGGTGGGAAAACAGCATATTATGGTGGTAAAACATTAAAACAAGAGAATTATCAAAAGGTAATTAAAATGGTGATGGCACAAGGAATGACATTAAAACAAGCATTAATACATATTAAGAAAAATAACTTATATAAGAAATAAAAATAATTAAAATTATAATAATATAAATAAATAAAAATATATATTTCAAATACATAAAATATGGCATCAACTATTAAAGTGCTTGACCCTCGGGTTGATGTGGTTGAAGATGGCCCCATCAACCATATTGTTTTACAAGGTGGCCGATTAGTAAATCAACAGATTGTTGTTAGTGATAGTTGGGGTGCTCCTAACACAGATATCGTAAGTGATATCTCATTCACAATCAATCCTCCTTCTACTACTACTATTATTGATAGAATGATAAAAGTTAGATATTTCGTTGCTGTATTAATCACAACTACTGGTAATAATCCTACTGACATAGATGAGGCTTTGGTTCAGCCTGGTGATAATAATAATGCTCTTCGTCAAATGCCTATGTCTTCCATTATTGATACAACTACCGTTCAAATTAATGGTGAAAGTTTTAGTGATACTACTGGTGATATTGTTAAACCTATGCTCCATTATGGTCTTTCTACCGAGGCACAATCTCGTTATTGCTCTACTACTCCTATGTGTCCCGATGCTTATCAAGAATATTATGACTGGCAAAATTATGGTTCTGCTAAAAATCCTTTACAAGAGTATGGTAATATGAGTGATAAAGACCCTCGTGGTGGCTTTACATTTTCCAAGGCGGCTGAATATGTTGGTGCTGTTCCCTCTAAAGTAGTTAAGTATTATTATGAAATTACTGAACCTTTATTCTTATCTCCGTTTTCAAGTGGATTTCAAGTAAATAACGATGTGCAAGGTTTCGTAAATGTTAATCAAATGAACCTTAACTTACGATTTAAGAGTGGTGGGTTAATCTCTGGTATTTGGACTAATAATCCTTATAATAACGATGGAACTACTCCTCTTAATCCAGATGCCGTTATTACAAATATTGCCGTTCAATTCTATCAGGCACCCGAAGTATTACTTACTTATATCTCACCAGATGTTAATCAGTTAATCCCTCCTCTACAAATTCTACCATACAAGAAACCTCTTCTTTTCAAAAAGGATATTGGTTCATTTGCTTCTTTCGAACAGAAAGTTGAAACTACCGATAGTATTAAATTATCACAAATTCCTCGTAAAATGTATCTATGGTGCTCTATTAAACCATCATCTACAACCCCTTGGTTAAAAAGTGATGCTTATTTGACCCTTCGTAATCTATCTATTCTTTGGTCTAATCAAACTGGTCTTATGTCAAGTGCTACTCCTCAACAATTATATGAAATTTCTGTTAGGAACGGGTTAGAAAAGACATATACACAATTTAAAAATTTTACTGGTTCTGTATTCTGTTGTGAGTTTGGAACTGATATTGGTCTATTAGATGACCTTGCTCCAGGCACACAATCTCAACAACTTATTCAAATTCAGGCTACTTGGAAAAATACCAGCACTAAAACTCACGATTATATCTTTAATTATATGTTTCTTCTTGAAGGGACTATCTCTATTACTGAAAACTCTGCCCGTTGCTTACTTGGTTCTCTCACTCCTGCTGATGTTATTAATGCTAAAAGACAACCAGACAAGATGACTATTTCATATGCGGAATATAATGGTGGTGGAAATTTCTTTCAAAATCTTAAGTCTTTTGTTCGTAAGTTAGGTGGATTTGGTAATAAAGTCCTATCTGGGCCTATTGGTGTGGGATTAAGAGCAGCATTCCCCGAATTCTCGCCGATTATTGAGGGAGTTCATTCTGCTGCCAAAATGGCACAAGGTTCTGGTCGTCGTCGTCTTCGTTAGTCTCTATAAATAAAAAATCTAATATATCTAAAGGTATATTATTAGATTTATAAATGGAGAATTTATTTGAAAAAATAAAACAAAATAGGGAAAATTTGGCGGATAGTTCAATTAGGCAATATGTATTAAATTTTAAAAAGATTAGAAAGTTAATGAATATTACAGATGACCCAAACCAAAAATTTTTAGAGAAGGTTAATGATGTATCACACGGAATTAATTCATTAGACAAGATAACAACAAAAAAGAATTTATATACAACAATATTGGTAATTGGTAAAGTGTTTGGGTTGAAACAAAAATATATAGATATTTATACAGATAATTTAAAACATCTAAATGTTAAGTATAATTCATTTTTACAAGAACAAGTTTTAACACCTACACAAAAAGAAAAATGGGCTAATTATAATGATATAATAAATTTATCAAATAATTTATTAGAAAAAGTTAATAATTTTAAAAATGAGAAAATTTTAAATGCTTTACAAATGAGAACTTTAATGGATTTAGTTATAATTAGAAGTTATTTAATTACACCCGCACGAAATTCATTTGCTGATATGAAAGTTGCTGAAGAAGAGGATGATATGAAAAACGAACATAATTATTTATTACTTGATGAATTTGGAACACCTATTGAATTTGTTTTAAATAAATATAAAACTTCTAAAAATTTAGGGCAAAGAAGAGTAGCAATAGATAAGGACACAGCAAAGATTATTAAGTTATGGATACATCATAATAATAGTGGGGATTTTCTAACAAAACTTAATGATGAACCGATGACATCAAATTATTTAACAAAATATTTACAATCTTTATTTAAAAAGTATTTAGGAAAGTCTATATCATCATCGATGTTAAGGCATATAATGATATCACACGATATGAGATACAAACCAACGATACAAGAGACTAAAGATGACGAAGAAAAAATTAAAACAAAATATCAACATTCTGCGCCTATGAATGCCTTATATAGAAAAATTAGTTAAAAATTAAAATTATAATTATAATATAATATAAATATTTAATTTTTTAATATTAAATATTTAAATATGAGCCTTAATGACTTCACTAATACACGAATTAAGGATTGGCTACAGATTGGTGCTACAGATGTTGTTGTGAAAAATTTAACAATTGTAAATAGTATCAATATAGACCCGAATATTGTATTAGAAAATGTTGCAGTAGATAATTTATATGTGTTTAATGATTTAGTTGTTAAAACTGATGAAGGCACATTTTATAATTTAAAAACTCCAACTAATGGAAATGCTGGAAATGTTTTACAAACCGATGGAGCGGGAGGCACATTTTGGGGAACGGGTTCATCTGGTGGAAGTGGTATTATTTATAATGGAATACTACCAATACCCGCGGGACAACATATAACTATTAATTCAATTGGAACAGAAGTGTTTAAATCAAAACTAAATGAAAGTGCTACAAATTTAGATGTTGATGGCTTAAATATTACAAATGCTAATGATATATATGCTAACCAGATAAGAAATATAAGTGGTAATGTATTAAATTTTAATACCGATGACAATATTACAATATTAAACAATCAAGCATTATTATCAACAAAAACTATATTTACATTAAATAATGAGTTAGTGAGTAAAGAATATGTTGATAATGCTATACCACCCAGCAGTAATCCAACATATCAACAAATATATAATAATTCAACACCAGCAGATACAAATTTAATAGTTGGTAAAAATATAGTTTTTAAAGATAGTTTAGGAAATGTTATAGTTGGTATTATAGAAAATGGTGCTAAATTATCAGCACCTAATATAATATGTGATGATGTGGAAACTACAGATTATTTAAGTATAAATGATGAACTACAAAAGATTGATAATTTTGGAACATCTGCTCCAAATACTACAAATATACAAGGTAATACAATTACTGATGAATTAACAACAAATTTATTAGTTTCAAAGACATTCCCAGCAACATTTGTTGATTTAAATAATAGTGGGTCTTTTGATGTATATGGTAGTGATTTCACTTATAATGGGTTTGATGTTATAACAACTAATACATTACCACCCAGCAGTAATCCAACATACCAAGACATATATAATAATTCACCTAATCCAGCATTAACTACTCTACTTGATGGGAAAAATATACGATATATAGGCGAAGACGGGGGTGATTTAGTAATGGAAATTGATGGTGATTTTGGTTCTGTTAGAATGCCAATTATAGAAACCAACCAAATACGAAAACAAAATGCTTTATTAGATAATATACTTGTTGTTGGTGTTGGTTTAACGGCAAACAATTTCACAAAATCTGGCGGCAACAGTTCTCAATATTTGATGGCCGATGGTTCAACAACAGCAATTAGTGCTATTGGTTCTAATATTTATTTATATAAATTTAGTGATAATACTACACCACCACCAACAAGTGGGCACATAAGATTTAATAATAACACATTACTTTCTTCAGTATCAAATGTATATATTAGTCATATTACAAATAATAGTATAGATATTGACCCCTTCTTTATATCCATACAAACTAATAATATATTATATATTCAACATACTACATTATCGACAGAATGGATTAAATTTACTATTACTGCCGAACCAACTATTACACCAGAAAATTTTATTTCAATCCCAGTTAGTTTGCTTGGGAATGGGACATTTAATCCTCCAAGCAATATATTTACTAATAATACTGATATTTATTTTTCTATATTCTCTTCAACAGCAACAACAAACCCGTTTAATCAATCTTTAAATACAACTGATAATGTTGTTTTTAATAGTATTTCTTCAAGTTTAAATACTGGAATTTTACAATTTAACGAATTATACCCGAAAACTCTAAATGATTTAAATATTGGCACTTTAAATACAAGTCTTTTAAGACTTGGTGGTGATGGTGTTTTTTTAGAATTTGGTAATTTAGTGGGTTTAAATAATGTAAGTTCCACAAAAATTTCATCTAATACATTAGAACCACTTACTGGTGATGTTATTGATATATTGGGAGATACAGCGATGAAAACAGATAGGACAACATTTACTGAAAACCAAGAATTTATAACAAAATCTTATGTTGATAATCAAGTCGGTGCTATAACTTTAACAACTTCTGGGACTGGCGCTCCAATACTTAATGATAATACTAATCCATCATTTTCAATTAGGTCTTTAAAATCTACTGCTGGTAATGATAGAATTGATATAGCAATTGGTGGAACTGGTGGAAGTGAGATAACCTTAACAAATCCAAATCCCTCAACTCTTATTAATGTGAGTAGTGTAGGTTCGGGTTTTGCTTTAGTTAGCGGCACTAATCCAAATTATCAAGTGAAAAGTTTATCTCAAGGAACTGGTATTACTTTAAATTCAACCGGGCCAGACCTTGCTATAATTAATTCAAGTCCAGCAAGTTCTACAACTATTACATCAACAGATAACAATTTATTACCAATTACTGGCACAAGTCCAAATTTTAGTATAACTCCTAAATACACTTATATGCTAACATTTGGTGGTAATAATAACAACACATCATCGCAGTGGCTTCAATATGGAACACTACGAACAGCATCACCATCAGGCACTAATGCCGCAACTTTTCAAGCAATAATCCCTATATCATCAACTCTTGTTTGGGCAAGTATTATTAGGACAACAACGACTGGGACTTGTTCTGTGGGATATTCTATAAGTGGTGGAACCGTAGTTGTTGTTTCTCCCTCTTTACTGCCGGGTCAAGCATCAAATCCAACTCCATATGCTCTAAATTCTATTATACCAGCAAATGGTAATTTAGGTGTTTCAGTTTTATCGTCTGTTTTAAGTGGAAATTGTCTGGTATCATTTCTATTAAGAAGTAATTAATAATATATAAAACAACACACACACTATATATAAATGAGTGTTAAAAATATTATAATTAAAAATATATCAATAGGGTCGATTGAATTTGAAATGAAAGAAGATAAAAGAATTGATGATATAGAATGTGTAATGAAACAACTTATAGAACACATTAAAACTTTATTTACTAATTTGTCAAATGTTAATGAAAAACTTGAGATTTTGACTGATATTTCATAATAAAAAGTATTAAAAATAAAATATTATAAATATATAAATTACCCTATAAAAATATGACCTCATTAAAATCGCAAGCACTCAATCTTTATAACTCTGCTGGAGTTAAGAAATTTCAAACATTAGTCAGTTCTACTGGTGTTTCTGTTGTCGCCAAAGATGCGCCTTTGTCAATAAATTCTCAATCTATTGATTTAGTAAGTGGTGCTCAATCTATTATTGATTTGGTATCATTTCTAAAAGCACTTGAAACAACTACAAATACTAATACCACGGCAATCAGCGATGCGGTTGCTATGATTAACAATAGTGATGCTAATATTTCAAGTTTATCAACTGAAGTAGCTGCTTTAACATCTTCTACGGCATCTAATCTATCTGGCGCCGTCGCTACATTAAATTCTACTATTGATGGAAATAAAACCGATATTAATAACCAAGTAATTGCCCTCACTAATTACACAACAAGCGAATTTGCTATGCGAGACACAACTCTAACGGATTTACAAAATCAAATCAGCGGTATTAATACTCTCGTGAATACTGACCCAGCATTAACCACACAAATTCAAAATGTAATTGCTTTAGTGAATAGTGCCGATGCCTCATTAGTCGCACAATTAACTGATGTTCTTGCTCGTGTTGTAAATCTTGAAGGACGGTTCGATAGTCTTGCTGAAACCGCAGTTTTAGAATAAATATATATAATCTAAATATAACTAATCTTAATATAAATAATTAAATATATGTATAATTTCACATATATTTTATACCTAAATATACAAACATATATATTGACCTTATTTTGATATCTTCGGTTGGGGTAGAAACACTCCAAGACAAACCATTAATAAACTCGCATAATTCCGCTGACTATCACACCCTTTCTCAACAACTAACATAGTTGAACTAAAAATTATTAATCCTCCTAAAATTCCAACTTGGACGAAATACTTTAAGGCATTTTTATCCACTTTCAAACAGCAACTTTTCCATTCTTCATTAACATTTGTTTCTTCTGTTTGATTAATAATCATATTTAAATATATGTATTTTATATATTTAAATATGAATATTTGCCAAAATTGTTTTTGTATTTTAAGAAATAGAGAAATACTTTTTATTGATAATAAATATATAATGATACCTATGATATTGTATTTATGTAGTGATTGTTATGAGAAATACTATATAAATAATAAACCAATTACATATAAAAAAGACAATAAAACATATAAACACTATATAGTTAAAGATATAAAATAACTTTATAAAATGTTTATATATAGTATTAATATATGGCAACAACAAAACTATACATTTATATATAGATTAAATGCGATTACCACCATAAATTTGTTTATATTGTATATTAAAAAAAAATATAAAGTATATTCATCATTATCAAATGATGAAAAAAATTGTAATAAAACAAAAAGGGGCAAAAAACAACATAAAAATCTATTTAAATTATATCAATTAATTGATTTATATGGGATAAATAATTTAATATATGGTAAATTAAATGTTTTATATCCCGAAAGTGAGACAATTTTATATGTAAATTATACTCGTCAAGACTTTATACTAATGAGAAATAAAATGACTTTATTTATCTAATAATCTATCTCTATATGCTTTTGTTCTCTTATCTGGATTTGCTTCTCCTTTTGCTTTAAGGGCTCTATCTGCTCTACGAAGTTTATCCATTTTATCTTGTTCTTTTTCTTCTTTGGTTTTATCTTTGTATAATTTAGTTGGATATTCTATGTTAGCTATTCTGGGTTGTGGTGTTTGTTTTAAAGTTCTATCAACTTTATATGTTATATCTCTTGGGTTTTTAGAAGGTTTTTTAACACCATATACTAATGGTTCAAATATTTTATCTGGTTTATAACCACTATACCACAATTGTCTAATACCAGAGTTCATAGCAGCACTTGTTTTTAATCCCATATCGTGTTTCCACTTTCTTAATGGATTTTGACTTGTTCCAGACTTATATCCGCCTCCAGTATAAATAGACATAGTTTAATTATAAAAACTAAACTTTTATATTATTTTAGTGTTGAAGGGAGTATTATATATAAAAGTTATTATATATAATAATTATATATATATATAAGGAGAAATCCACCTTCAAAAATAACATCCCCTCACTCCACTTTAAACATATAATTGAATTAAATTTTTATTACGAGTTAATGTTGATTTAATCAGTAATTTTAAGTTTCTTGGTAATTCAAAGGTAGATAACTCTGTATCTAATTCATCTCGTAAGGCATTATAAGCATCATAAATATATTCTCGGTCTTCTTCGGTTAATGATTTTCTATCATATAAACTTGTTAGATGTTTAATATCGTTATTAAAACCATTTATTAAATCCATTAAATAATTTACATCATCTGCCAAATCATCAACTTCATTCTGGGCTGGTTCTGGTTCAGCAATTTTAACAGATTTTTTTGATGGTTTTACTTTTTCTACTACTTTAACTTCTTCAACTGGTTCTACTTTTTCTACTTTTTCTGGTTTTTCTTCAACTACTTCAACTGATTTAACTTGCTCTGGTTCAACTGGTTCAACTGGTTCTGGTTTTTCTACAATTTGTGGTAAAACAACACTTTGGGTTTTAGGCGGTGAGATAGATGCTGACATATCGCGTAGCTCTTTAATAGAGAGAGAAGACAAAGTATTAATATCATAGGGAATTGAATTTGACCGATGATGTTTGACAATAGCATTTAAGTATTCAACACGCTTCATATATTATATATATATTTAATATATATAAATTATTGTTTTATAGATTTTAAAATGTAGTTATAATAATTTAAGTCCCATCTATATATTGGGGAATTAATAACAGCAAATGATTTTTTGTAAATAAAATGCTATTCGCTTGTTCTTCTATTTCTAAATCTTTATCAATAATAGAATATGTTGATAAAATTGTTGGGTCTTGAGTTGGATAAAATAAATATGAAATAAACCGCAATATAATATTACTCATTTTATTTATACTATATTATATTTTTATAATACTAATTCAAAACTTTTGGTATTTCTTCTACAATTTAAATAAATTTTACCATTATCTTTTTTAAAGATAAAAGCATTTTCATTTTCGTGTTCTCTTTTACAAATTAAACATTTAGATGGTTTTAGTCTTTTAAGGTGTAAAACTTCGTTTGAAGTATCTAATATTTGAAATGTATTAGCAAATTGTTTATCTAATATTTTTATAATATTATTTAAAAATGTTTCATCAACATTTAATTTATTTTTAGAATATTTTTTATCAATTTTATTATCACATTTAATAGGAAAATATGGATGACTTGTATAATGAATTAAGGTGCTATATAATATTCTTGTATTTTTATACCAAGTCTTTGTATCTATTCCTCTTAATTTTTCAACTTTTGTATTAATATAATCAAATTCATCATATTTAAATGTAATTAAATTATTATCAAAAATATATTTCTCTAAAAAAACTTTAGGACGATTAGCACCAGTTTTAGTTGAATTAATAATACGAAATTGTTGAATTGTATTATATACTGCTTTATCAATATAAGAATGATATTTAACATCAACAAATTCAAGGGTTTCATTATAAAATTGTCGTGCTTCATCATTATTTTGAACCCAATATTTATCAATAATTAAATGAAAACTTCTTTTGTCTTGCCCGTTAGAATTACAAACAACCAAATTATTTTCTAATGAAAAAGGCATATTATATTTATTAAACATACGACTAATACCATTAACTATATCATTTAAAATTCCTTTTGTTAATGTTGTTAATTCTTCATCTGTTTTATTATCACGAGCAATATCTATATCAAATTTAATTTTTTGATGATGATGTCCTAATATAACTTCATAAAAACATTTGTTAATATCTTCAAACTTATTCATAAAATTATATAAATCTATAGCATCAATAAATTTTGTAAATAGTCTAACAACTTCGCCCGTTGTTTGTCTATAAAGACGACTATCTCCCTCTAAATAATGTGGAACATAACAAACTAATATAGTGCCATATGGGATATTCATATAATCATCTAATAATGCTCCTTTATCATTTGGATTTGTTTGTTTTAATCTGTAATAAAATTTTTGACCTTTGATATATATAGAACTTTTTTCATAATTTGGTAAATTATATTCGCTATCTTTATTTTCTATAAAATGTTTTGATGTGATATTTCTATTAATTGTATTATCATATTCAATAGTGCTAATCATATTTTATTTTATTTAAATAAAATATTTTTTTATAAATCATTTTTTATTTTTTATTTTGTTTTCTTTTTTTTATTTTTGTTTGTTGTATTTATTTTCTGTTGGCAATAATACTCTTTTGTTTTTTCACTAAATACATCAATCCTTTATGGTCTATGTTATAAACAGGCTTAAACTCCCAACATCTTTTATCATCAGTTCGTCTCATAATTGTATAGTTGTTATATAATGTTTTCAAATACTTTTTATTATCTAATACTTTTCCTTCGTGGTTTGTAATCCTAAATTTGGGTGCTTCAACACATACATCTATAATATCGTTATATGCCAGTTGTAAGTTTTTTGTTGTAAATCTGTGTGTTTCTTTGTAATTTTCATAATATACATCAATATTAAAGTATCCGCACCGCACTTTCTTGTCATAATGGATAAGTTTAACACTTTTAATATTTGCGAACATTTATATGTATCTCTTACAAGGTTAATATTTTATAACCAAAAAATATTTTTCTAAATCATTTTTTATTTTTTATTATATTTTTTTTTACTAAAATAAAAATTGATTTTAGAAAATAATTTTTGGTTAGAAAATATTTCTCTTAACAATTGATATATATTTTAAATGAGTGTTATGACAAAAGTTGTTATTGTGGATTATTACTTTGAGGAACTCCTGGCACAAGTTTTGGTGTTAGATAAAAAACAACTCAAAAAATGGAGCAGTCGTATTCATAATAGTGATAATTCGTTTATGAAAGTTCAGTTCATAGATGAAAAATTACAAGTGTATGTGCCAAAAACTAAGTCGTTTCAAGAGTTAATCCCGCAGTCTTGGTCTGGTGTTGATATGGATATGAAAGAGTATTACGAAAAAGGCAAAATGAAGTATTATAACACAGCAAACAAACCAAGAAAGCAAATTATTAAAGTGCCAACAAGTAAAAGCGGTGCTTATTAAGAAACCATAAAGAAATAAAAAAAACAAAAATCAAAAAAACGAAATAAACAATAAAAAATATATATACAATTATATATATATTTCATACCTAATTATACAAACATAACCACTAACCTATATTTACTTTTTTTTTATTTTTTTTATTTATTTTTTTGTATTTATTTGTATTTATAGTTTGATAACCAACCACATTTTATCTCGTGCTTGTTGAACAATCCACAAATCTTCTGCTCGGAAGTTATCAATTTTTTTATATGTTTCTCTTTTCCAATCATCTTTACCATCATATGACAATTCATAAATATGTTTATCAAAGTCGGTATTAAAAGCATAATGGCTTTCTCTAATATCAACATCTTGACAAACAAAAAATGTTGAATTGTCAAACTGGCACACATCCATTTTTGTAAGTTCTACAATCTTATAATCAGTTAAATAATCTTGGTG